CTTAATATGACATTTGTCTCTGTTGATTGAATCGGATGAACGGATCTGCCCCTTGGCTGTGCTGATTAGTCGAGTTGTAAGTCGTGGAGGGGTTGTTGAGTCTTAGTGTTTCGTTTGAGTGTGGGATACCTTGGTCGAAAGGTTAGATCTGCGTTGGAAATCGCCGGTGGCATTCGCCGATCCGGTTTCCAGAGTTTTGCGTTGTGCCTGAGTGCCTTCTTTATTCGTTCGGTCTGGTCTTGCGGTGCCTGATAAAGGTCCGTTAACCTGACATTCGAATCAAATAGGAGGTTCACGCATTCACGTCCGACTAATGCAGTATAGGCCTCGGTTCCCACATCCTTCTCTTCTGAGAAGTGAGTATTCGGTACTTTCTTACTGGCGAGTTGCCAGATGTGCCATGGACTTGTCATGGATGTGTCTGTTAGGACTACTGGTCTGTCTATTTTCCACTCAATTAGGATTCTCTGTGCAATACGGAGATCTTTTTCGGTTGGTTCGAGATAACCTAGCAGCCCTGCACCACCTATCCATTCTGGCAAGGCCCACGGGACATTACCGAACATCATCAGTTCTTTTTGATGATTCTCAACAAACACCTTATGTACTTGACTCTTCAATTGATGTGGTGATAGAGTCATGAGCTCGCGGTATCGTGTGCCAATGTTACTTCGTGGATCTGCTGCGTCGTTGAGACCTACAGGACCTGACCTTTTTTGTCCTGTCAGTAGACCCATGTTGACATACGATGCCTGGTAGAATGGTGTGTAACGTATGACCTCGCGTCCTTTGATCTTCTTTTTGAAGGTCAGTCCCTCCTGGAGTTTGATCGTTTCTATACGATCTGGTTCTTGATGGTAGTAGGCCGACTCGTTGTGCTCGTCAAAGTAGAAGAGTGTTGAATTTATTTCAACAAACTCCTTTGAAAAGTACGTCTTGCCGACTGACTCCTCGAACCCCATGAAGGATGTGATGCGTTGCCACGCGTGGTACCCTTCCTCCCGGCACTTTGCTGCGCCGTCGTCGCCATTTACCATGATGGGCGCGGATTCAAGGGACAGTTGTCTCCTTTGATCAATCTCGCAGCTCCATCTTAAGCACGTGACGTTAGCTATGCAAAGTACTACGAATGAAGTTATGCTGCCCATGAGCTGTCCTTTGGTCTGAAAGTGTTCGACTCCTTGTGAGTCCACGAATATGTGCCTTGTCAGAGATTCAATTAGCTTCGTCCGTTCTATTGGGAAGAGTTTCAGTTCGTCTGCGATTGCTTCGCAGATTTCTTCTGATACCCAACTCAACAGGTTATCGGTCGCTGCCTTAAAGTCTCCTGATAAGTATCCCTGCTCTCCTCCTCTGTGTCGTCCCAGTCGTTCGAGCATATATGCCGCGGACGTCGGTTGACCGATGAGTTTGAGTGCTGGGTGTTTGCGTAGTATATCGTGTAGGAACTTCCACAGACTTTTGAGTACAGTTTGAGTGAATGGTGGGCCTTTTGTTATGATTCGCTTTTTGAGCGGTTCTGCTAGTGCGACTGGTTCGACTAACGGTCTTTCATGGACCGCTTTGTCCATCAGTCTCACCCAGAACGTTCCGTAGGCTAAATCTAACTGGTCTTGTTCATTTTTGACCAAAGGCTTTTCTATCCATCCCTCATCTTCTATCTCCTCACCTCCCCCTCCGCGCTTCTCGATTTTGTCTTGTCGTACGTAACCATTTGGTCTTCTTAGACCCATCAGTAGTTCAGGATCTTCCAGGATCTCGCCGACTGCTCCGCCTCCCTTTCGGGAACGGATATAATTGGCTGAGGTACTCGGAAAGAGCCTCCTGATGCGATGCTCAAAAGTGTAGGCTTTACCGGCCAGAAGCTCCTTAACGGTTCTTCTGAGTTGGTCCCTTGTGGACCCCTGTGTGAGAGTTATTTCAACATCTCCACGGACGGAATCGATATCACTCCATGGCATCAATGGTTTATATCTGTCTCTCGGTTTCAAGATCTGCTCGGCTGTCATCTCTAAGATGAAAGCCCGTTCCGCCTCCTTGAGGGTCTCCTTTCCCATTCTTGGCATCCCTTTCTTCGATTGTTTAATCGAGGCGAGGAATCCCAGGAATTCGAGTTTGGAACCTTTGTGAGCGTTCAGGTAGTTGTCGATGAATCTTCCCAATCGACCACCGACCAGATTCCTGGGACGATCTGAGCCAACGCCTTTGGGCGCCTGTGGAAGTGGTGATCCGGTGTTTGCTGCGAAGAACGCCGCTAGTTTATACTTAGCGAAGTTCACCCAGCCACACTCTTTGGAACACGCCTCCCAGTGCTCTCTCGTTTTGCTCTCGTCCCAGGTTCCCTTGAACCCGTATATGACACATAACGTACGTAGTACATCAAGACAATCAGCAACCTGGTGTATGCCAGGTGGAGCTCCCGCTACCATGGGGTGTCCTTTCATCCTAGTCGTTGGCTGTTCGAGTATAACTCGAAGCGCGACTCGGATCTCCACTAAGTGCTTGTGAAGAGGACACGACTACTTCGGC